TCGGAGTGGACGCCTTGCAGCGCCTCGGGCTGCTCTGCGCGTGATGTCCTGGCGCTGATGAACGCTTCTGTCGGTGCCTCTCTCACCTCGATGCGGTCCTGCTTCACCTCCAGCTGCTCCTGCAGTGTCGGTGGTAGCGCCTTAACCCAGCGTTTCAGTTCCGCGAACAGGGCATCGTATAACTGGCTTGAGGTAGGCGCTGTAACCACAATCTTGACGGGAAACCGCAACAGCAGGTACCAGATGATGGCCCATGACGCTGCCGTACTCTTGCCTACGCCATGCCCGGACCTAACGCTGATGCGTCTGTTGTTGGCGGCGATGTGGCCCAAGAATTCCTCCTGCCAGGGGTCGGGTTTAACGCCCAACACCTCTTTCACAAACAGCACAGGGTTGTTTCGGTAGAGTTGCGTAAAAGCAACAAATGGGTTTTCACTCATTTTTTAAATTTTTTGTGGTCAATGTGGGCAGTTTGATGTGTGTTTGGTGCTGCAGTTTACACCCCCCAGCTTTTTGTCAAGGGGGGGGCTGTACATCCATACAGCTATTCGGCATCTAGGACGGTGATCTGGCGTAAAGCATCGAGCCGCAAGCTTCCGATGTTAATGCTCACTTCGGTTTGTTTGGTGCCGTATTGCTTCGGGTCCCATCGCTCAGCCAGCCATTGTCTCGTTCGGATGCGGTGCAGCGGCTTAGCTGGATTGTCGTCAGGTATGCTGTCAGCTATCGTCAATGTCTCGCAGGCCATGAGGTCTGCGGCACGCACGCGCGCACGTAGTATATCGTCTTGAAAACCCGTTTGACGTATCCAGATGTCTAAGGCCCGTTTGGATATGCCTAGTGCTAAGCATATGTCCGCAATGCTTTTGCCGTGCTCTAGCATGCCCGTAATCAACTCCGGGTCTATCGCGTCGAGCACTTCTAGGTCGCTACGTTTCTTTTTGGTACCGGCCATGATGGTCCTTTGTAGTCAATGTAGGCATTGTAGTCATATGGTTTTAGGCCGCGCCAACTCCGCACAACTACGCGCGCCCTGTCTAACCTATACATATATTTATCTTACTTAAGATTAAACAGAAACAATGACTACATTGACTACAAATGGGCTTTTCCCCTCTGGTGCGCTGTAGTCAATCACGTCTAAAAGCATTGACTACAAAATGACTACCGTTGACTACAACCCAGGGTAAACACCTATTCCACCGCTATAAAATCGGTTACACTACTCTACGTGGCAACACCGCCATTCACTAAAGTACACACCATGAAAATCCTAGGTTACATTGCATATGAAGGCCCGAGCGCGATCGATGGCGCGCCCATCGTCGTTATCGTCAACAAGATAGACGGCAGCAAGAACGCGAAGACCGGCGCCATTGTTCAATCATTCATCATCCGGTCCGACATTGACCCGGTCAAAGCATTGCAGACCGGCCAAGATGAATCAGTGTGCGGACAATGTGAGCACCGCCCAATCAAGGCAAAGAAAACCGGTAAACCGCCGTGCTACGTACAAGTAGCAAAATCAGTGCTATCGGTCTATAACGCATACCGGCGCGGCCGGTACGTCAAAGCGGACCCGGCCACCATTGCGAAAGCTCTGGCCGGCAAAATCGTACGTATCGGTACGTATGGTGACCCATTTGCGGCACCAGTGCAGATGTGGAACCAGATTACCCGGTACGCACTAGGGCGGCGCGGTTACACGCACCAATGGGACATACCCGGATTTGACGTCGACGCATGGGCACCCTTAGTGATGGCTAGTGCCGATACCATCGATCAGGCCGCGAAAGCTAACCTACTGGGTATGCGGGTATTCCGGGTATCGCAGGGCATTGATGTTCAACCCGGCGAAGCCATGTGCCCAGCTAGTGCCGAAGCCGGTAGAAAATCAACCTGTGCCAAATGCACACTATGCGCCGGTACGTCAATCAAGGCGCGCGATATCGTGATAGCGGACCATGCCGCCGGCCATGCGCGCCGTGTGATAGCGATAGCTACCGCGTGAGTGACTGTTAGCCCTACGTACTAGGGCTAACGGGCAATCATGCCAACTATTGGAGACGCACAATGAAAGCCTTTCTCTGGACCATCACGCAAGCAATCCTCGGCGCGGCCATATGGGGCGCGCCCTTCGCCTACTATTTTTGGAGCATGAAACCATGAAAACCATCACTCTCAACCGCGCACGTTACACGGTGCGCGATGACCGGCATACCTTCCTGTCCGATATCCTCAAGCTCACGGGCAAGCATAAGCCTATCCGGCCACGGGGCGGAGTCCAACGCCTGTACCCTACCGACGGCGACGTTAGTACGGCGGCATACGTCGCAGAGTACTACGCACTAAACAGCAACCGAAAACTATTCAAGAATGCCGTAGCGCCCTACGGCGACGCTAACCTAGTGGGTTTCTATGAGGGACTCAGCGACCGGGTGACAGTGCCCGAAGGCGAGGACAGTATGGAGGTCTGCGATGCGAACTGAATTTCACAACGAAGAATTCCAAATTACATCGGAGGTCATGCAGACCGACGACGGGCGCTGGCGGGTCATGCTGCGCGACGACGATAGCGGCCAGACAGTCGGCCCGGCGCGGCTCTTCGCCCTCATGGCCGACGCCCTGGCGTATGCGGAGCGCCTATGCTCTTAGTGGCGGCGCTGCTCGCCGCCCTGGTGGCGATACTCTTCAACCTATAACAAGCCCCGAAAGGGGCTTTTCTACGCCACGGCCCGGCGCATATCCGACTTCGAAAGCCCGGCCACGTCGGGCGCTACGAAAATGTGCTTTTTAGATGGGTACTCTCTGGACGTCAGACGGCCCATGTCGGTCCACCCGGCCTCGCGCAGGGCATGGAACAGCGCGGCCTGGACAATCTTAACGCCGGGCGGCGCGGCGCCAGACCCCTGGACCCGGTCGCAGATGACGTGAAAGGGCGAGCCGATCACGCCAGCAGCGAACGGGCCACGCCGCTCGCGCAGCATCTCGGTCAGTACGCTCTCGGCAGTACTCATGCCCGCCTCGACCATGATAGCCTTGGCCTCGGTCATGGGCGGCGGGGCGGACGGGTTGAAGGCGGACACGTCACGGGCCATCAGCCAAGCGGCCACGCCTGCGAAGCCGTTACGATGTATGTACCAATTCCACAGGCCCACGGCCTCAGCCTCCGGGAGGCGCCCGGCCTCGGCCCACAGTACGAACCAGCGGCGGTCGTCGGAGGGGAGACTGATGGAAACTCGCTCGTTAGAGAAGGCGACAACCAGCACCCGGTTCAGGGCCATGTAAGGATGCAGACCTTTACGATTGATGGGGAGATACTCGGGCGGGGCGGCGATGACGGGCTTTAGGTGATTCTCCAGCGCGCGGCGGTCCTTGGCCTCACTCTGGCGCAGCTCGGCTATTTCCATCACTTCACATTCCAGCCCGTAGCCCCACTGTGAGGTCAAGTCTTCGTTCTTGACCATCGAGCAGTTGACCTTGGCCGGGCCTCCGATGGCCCAGAAGAAGGGCGCTAACAGGGTGTCCTTACCGGAGCCGGGCTTGCCGCCCAGCAGAACGGCGTGGTTAATCTTGTGGCCGGGATACTGGACCTTGTGAGCCAGCACGTTCAAAAGATGCTCGCGCTCGAAGTCTATCGGGACCATGCGCGAGAGGTGGCGCAGCCAGATGCTGATGTCGCAGGCCACAGGTGTGGGGCGCGCGTCGCGCCAGCGGTTGCCGTAAACCTGGCCGTCCTTATCGACTAGGACCGACTCACCCGCTGAATAGGTGATACCGACCAGTGACTTGGCACCAGCGGCCTGGCGGTTCTCGTCGAAGCAGACCGACGCCTCGACCCGACGGGCGGACTTGCCGGTGGCGTGAATGGAGACGCACTTGATGTGGCGAAACAGGGCGTTAAAGGTCGCGCGCGACAGCTCGCGGCGGTCCACCATATCGAAGAAAGCCTCGTCATCCTGCAAGTATGCGAACCGCTCATACCAGCCTGACTTCTCGACCCGGCCAAGCTCCTGGCGCGCGACCTCGGCGATAACCGCAGCCGCCACGTCCGGGTACGCCGGGCTAGGCTTGAGCTTGGCAAGGGCCAGCTCCAGATGCGCGGCCATCAGGTCATCACGCAGGCCGGGCGAGTGGCGGGGGCCACCGTTGTCGGCCACCCACTGCATAAAGGTGTTGCTGTCGAGGTCGACGCAGTGGCTGTGCATACAGCAGAAGGCGCGGTTCAGGGGCATGTAGCGGCCCTCTGGGTTGCCGTCGGTATGCTCCTGAGAATTCGGGCAGACGACACCCGCCCAGCCCTCGGCGTTGGCGCGGGAGAGCAGCAGACCCTGACCGGAGAGCCAAGCCAGCACATCATCGTCGCCATCGTCACTGATTCGAATCGGGCGGGGGCCACCAGACTCGGCAGGGCCGGGCGTCACGTCCAGGGCGGCGCAGATGTCGGCCAGTACGAACTCGCGCTCGGGGTGGAACTCAACCAGGGCAGACGCGAACTCGGCCCGGTCGGGCTTGAGGTTGACAGAGCCAGGCAGTCGGAAGTTGCGGACGGGGTTACAGGCGCCGGGGTCGGTGTAGCCAGCAGCGGCGATGGCCTTGATAGCGGCGGCGAACTCGCCCTTGGGCGGCTGTTCGCTGAAGACGTAGCCCCACTGGTAGTTATCGGGGGATGTCTCCATAATCCAAGTCGGCGGCAGCGGCGGGGTCTTGGACTTGGTGCCGATATCGTCCAGCACCATCACGGCCACGTACTCGCAATTAGCTGACGCTGCGGACACCCGGCCCTCGACAAAGCGGTCGCATATGAAGGAGGCGGTGTTGCCGTACCAAGCCTGGCCCTTACGGACACCGTGCGACGGCAGGTAGGAGGGCCAGGTGGCCTTGACGGCACCGTCGGCATGGTACTGGCGCTCACCGCCCCGTAACTGTGGTTTTTGCTGCACAAAAAGCATCGTCTCGCCTTCGGGCGCCAGACTGGTGATAAAATCTAGGAATTGCATTGCCATCCTTTGCGCCGCCCCTGACCGGGCGGCGTTTTTATTTGCCGTAACGCGGCATCGTCTTGATCCCAGCGGCCAGCGGTAGGCCGGTGGCCCAAGCTGGCGGCGTAGTCATCACCCTACGCACTTCCTCCTCTGAGCCGCCCTCGACCACGATCTCGTCATGGACGTGCAGAACCACACCATCGAGCTGTCGCAGGGCAAACCGGAGGAGGTCATTGGCAACGGCCTGCGTCACATTCTCGCAGGCCAAGCCCTTCCAAAGTCGGGCGCGCGGCCATTCTTTGGCATCCTGGGCAGGCTTCCATGATGCCTTGGCATAGCTGATGCCGTCGTCCTCCAGCCGGGCAAACGGGTAGCAAAGCACCCGGCCTGAAGGTAGAGCGTACCAGAGATGCAGACCGTCGAACAGGTACACCACGCGCCCGGCAGCAAACTCATTATTTTTATTTCGCATGGCCCTGGTGTACTGCTGCTCGAGCTGCGACCAGAAGCCGACGGCCCACTGATTGTTGCGGCGCCAGGCGTCCACCATGCGCTTGGAGTCGGCCTCGGACAGGCGCACACTGTAGATGCGCGCCATCGACGCGAAAGCGCCCACGCCACCCGCGAACCCGCAGGCCAGCTCCTGCACCTTGCCGATTTGGCGCTGGGCTGACTCGCCGTCTCGGTCGTAGTCGGCCTTGATGTCGTCGTAGGTGCGCTGGAAAGTACCGGCGGCGTTGACGATGTAGGGGTCTAGGCCCGACTCGAAAATGTCCAGCTTGGCCTGGCCCGTCCCAGACAACCAAGGGTTTACCCTAGCTTCGATGGATGACCAGTCGGCAACAACTAGGTGTTCACCCTTGGCTGGTATCAGTGCAGGCCGTAGCATCCCCCGGAGGACATCGGTAACTCGCTGGCCGAACTTGGGGACGATGCTGTGGCCCCGGCACATTGCAGCCCGGACATCCTCGGGTGCTTTGGCGCACTTGCGTGTGAAGTTATGGACCTGCGCCCCATAGCTAGATGCGCGGCCAGTAGCTGAGCCTCCAGCGAAAACAAAAGCACCCCTAACTCGACTGTCCTCCTCATCTGCAAGCTGCGCGAGTCGGGCGAACTTGGCGACTGATGAGGCCCACAGGTCGTCGGCGCACTGGATGATTTCTTGGACATCGGGGGGTACTCCATCACAGTTAAGAAGGTTGGCGCGGACGGTCTTGTCGATGCTGACCTTGTCGTCCTTGGTCATCAGGGCACGGGCCTCGGGGCCAACTCTGTCCCAGACCCACTGGCGCATCTTAGGGGAGCGTACCGAGGTCAGCTCACCCTCTGACACCTCCTTGACAATCTCAGCGATCTCAGCGGCCTCTGTGGCGGCGTAGGACACGGCTGCACGGCAGAGCGGCACATCGACCAGGACGCCACGGTCGTTGATGCGCTCGTTGACATGGTAGTCCAGTAGCTCCTCCTCGGACAGTGGGCGCATGGCCTGGCTGATGGCCCTCATGGCCCGGACGTCCTGCTCACAATAGGCCACCATCTCGGCGGTCAGCTCAGCCGACTCTTGGTAAGGCGGCACACACATCTTGCGGATAAGGGCGGCGCCCCGGTGGTCCTTCTTCATGGACGCGCCCATGAACCGGCCCACGTCCTCCAGCGAGCCTGGCGCACAATTGGCACGGGCCTGTGCTGCGGTGCAGTAGAACTGCTCCAGCGGGATGTTGACCTGCAAGACGTACCAGCAGATCAGCCGCTCAAAGGCAGCGTTGTGCGCCATGATGCGGTGGCCGGTCAGGTCGGGCAGTGGCTGGCCGGGGAGCCAGGTCAGCACCTCGCCGTCATCGACGGCATAACTCATACACAGCACCTCGGTCGTAAGGTCTTGCGCGTAGTTGTAGACGCCGCGACTTTTTAGGTCGCAGGCAGAGCGTGTTTCAAAGTCGAGCCAGATCATTTTTCAAAGCCCCCTGTCACGGGGCTTCAAAAACTAAGCTGCTACGCGACGGCGACGGCCAGCAGGCGCCTCCACCTCGGGTTCACCCTCCATACTTATCCACTCGACAATCTCAAACACCGGGGTGTAAATCTTGCCGTAGGACTTGTGCTGGTAGTGGTCCTTCTTCAACTTCACGACAGCAACTGGCTTAGTCTGATCTACATCGACCTGCTCGGCCAGCGCAGCGGCGATAGCCTGGACGCCACGCTTACCGCCCACCGAGGTGGTGGTGTAGCGCACTTCCATACCCTTATCGTCGCCCGACACGCACTTCAGGCTCATGCCAATCTGCTGCTCCCAGCCACGCTTGGCTGATGGCGGCGCATCTTCGATCTCTGGCAGCGGCTGGCTGACCGCTACCATCTTCTCGCCCA